AGTCGGTGCTACGTTTTCTCCTAAGGAGCAAACCAAACTCATCCGGCTCTCTATCAGTCGCAAGTCCCGGGACATCGTCTTTGATAGCGATGCCCAAACTATCACTAACAACCCACTAGCATTCTATGTAATCCCCTATGAGCAGTACTCTACGCTTACTACAGACAACGTCTCATCGTGCGCAGCACAGATGACAATGTATTACAAAGATATCTAGGTAAGCTTGGTCACAAAGTAGCGGTCGCCGCTCCACTTGGAGTAGTCAGGCTCAAAGTTCGCCAAAAAGATCACATGGGGAGAGCGGAAGTAGATGTCGATCGGTTCGTACTTCGTCGACACCAGATGACCATTCTTCAGCTCCTCCGCCAAAGAGTAGATCCCATCGAGGCTCTTCTTCTTGTCCTCGTCCGGCGCCGCCGTGCGAGTCAGATCGAAGATCACCACCTTTTTCGGGTTCTTGGCGTAGATATACGTCAGATCCAATTTGCGGCCCGCTGTAAGAACCAAGGCTCCCTTCACAACTCCAAGGTAGGTCGCCATCCAGGACTTGCCCTTGTTCCCTTCGTCTTCCCACACCCAATGAATCTTCCGAGGACATGCTTCCTCCTCCGTCACAGCAAGCAGCGCAGCCTGCCACGGCCGCAGGACCGAGGAGGATAATTGCTCGCGCAAGGAGGCTTCTTGCCTCGTCGAGTCGCGATACTGCACACGTTGCCGAATAAACGTGTGAAACTTAGCCGCTTGATTAAAGTGGTCATCACAAATGTCATCGTAACTCTTGCCCTCTGCAATCGCCTCTTTCACTGCCTCTAAATCATTGCGAGCACCTTTGCGACCCATTGTCTTGCGATTGCCAAGCTCAAAGAAGTCACCATCCTTCTTGCAATAGTCGGAAGCTTCAACATCAGTGCCGCGAGCGGCCTCAAAATGCATACGCCCCCAAGGGCCACCCCAGTTCTTTATTGTGCTCATCTTACACTGCTTCTCAAGCTGAAAATAAATTTGGAGATGAGGAGTGCCGGACTCACCAACCTCATGTCCAACGATAATGTACGTCAACTTACTGTTGGGCGTACGGAGCACAGCCACATCAGCCGGCGTGTAATTGTTAAGCGTAGCGCAATAAGCGAGAATCGGCATAGCGTGTCAAAAGAACCACAACCTGGGAAAGCATAACTTATATAGACAAAATTATAATCAATAAAGGGGAGCTATAAAGGGGCCAAGGGCCGGAGGCCCGGCCTGGCCCGGAGGGCCCAGGCCTAAAGTTGATTGTGAGCCGAGGCGGAGCCGGAGCGAACTCCGGCCCTCCCGAAGGGTCTCCCAATGCCCTCTGATGATTAGAAAAGTCCGAGGGAGGCCGAAGGCCGGACGAGAATAAATAAGTCGGCGGTATCCAGGTGGGGGTTCAGTATTACCCCCCACCTGGGTACCGGGTACCCGGTACCAAATTGTCTCTATATAAGGCCCGGAGGGCCCTCCTTTCTACACTCATGAATGGCATACCGCAGGCGCAAGTTCAAGAAGAGCAGGAGAACTCGCAGTCGTCGTGGGAGGTCCAGTCGGAAGACTCGGAAGACCTTTCGCAAGCGAGTGACTCAGGTGCTCATGCGCAAGGCGGAAACCAAGAAGTTCACGATTGGAATCGAGAACGTACAGCTTTACCATCAGAACGGACAGAGTCTACTGTCCACATACTCCCTAACGGATCTCTTCAATCCCTGGGCCCGTATCTCGAAGGGTACAGCCCGGTATCAGAGGATCGGGGATCGGATTCACCCAACCGGGATGAAAGTCAAGCTCTACTTAGCAAACAAGACTGACCGGCCTAATACTCATGTCCGAGTCATTGTCTGCATCCTTCCGAAGACGCACGCGGGCCTCCTAGGGGCCCAAACCATCACTACAGCCGGCTTCGACCCCTTCGAGGGTACTCAAGATTACGGTAACGTACAAAATATTCTATGCCTGGACGCGGATAAGGACAAGGGAGTTCGCTTCCTCTACGATCGCGTTCACAGGCTACTTCCAGTCGGTGCTACGTTTTCTCCTAAGGAGCAAACCAAACTCATCCGGCTCTCTATCAGTCGCAAGTCCCGGGACATCGTCTTTGATAGCGATGCCCAAACTATCACTAACAACCCACTAGCATTCTAT